CCGATCGAGAAGCCGTCGAACAGGCTCGCGAACGCGTCGATCTGGATCACGATGTTGGGGATCTCGCACATCACGTAGACCTTCGGCACGTCACCGCCGCGCGCCAGGCCCTGCCCTTGCAACTGCCGGAACATTTCGCCGAGTGACGCGCTCTTGCCGCAGGCGGATGGAATCGATAGGCGAGGACGTGAGTCGAACACGTCTGAACGGCTTTGCAAGCCGCTATATAACCATAAAAATCAATATGTTATATACGCCATCCACCCAACAATCCACCTGAGTTATCTCGACATTAGAGGTGTTGCATTATTGCATCAGTGGTGCAAGAAGAATCTGATGGCATCCCGATCCGCCTCTTCATCGATCATGAGAAGGTATGCGTACCCTTGCGCCAACTCTGCCCAGACAAGACCGAAGGCATCGAACACCGCCTCATCGATACCAAAGATGGGGGCCGGCAGACCATCGCGATTACACCAGAAGACGTAAGGCGATCGGATATGGCGTGGGAATCGTTCCAAGCATTTCTGAGCAAGCTTGGTGACTTTGCCAGTGTCGCGTAGCTGAACGAGGCTCGTGTGGGTAAGCTGTGTGACTTCCGTGCCGTCTAGGCCCACTTCCAGCGCGAACAGAATGGCGGCAGCGCGCAGGCTGTCCAGGAAGCGAAGGCCACGGACGAGTTCACCGGCAGAGAGCACGATCCTGTCCTCGCGTCGATAACTGAGCATTTTAAGTGCCGGGATCACACCCTCAGACGCAACGTCACGAATCGCCCGAAGGGTAATTTCAATGGCAGATTCAGCCTCGTCACGGCGGCCTGCGAATTTCATCTTTGCGACGAAGGCGACCATCTGGGCCGGCGTGATTGTTGACACGTCCTGGTCCCAAAGCGGGGTGCGAGATAAATGAGAAACGCCGGAATTGCCGGCAATGATGTCTTTGAGCGTTGGCATAGGTTCACTCCAGACGCTCAAGCATAGCAGAGTAAGGTTACAACCTGGAAGGGTCCGACAGCGTGATCGCGGTAGCTTTTGCCGTGTACTCGTTGAACTCCTGCAGGTAGATGTCGTAGTCGCCCTGCTCGTCGCGCCATCCCTGTTCTACGGTCTGCATCACTGTCAACCGTTTGGCGTATCGCGCGATGATTTGACGCGGGTCGCCCTGGCGCAGCATCATTGCCGTGCGCATGTCTTCGTAGAAGCGTGTGAGGAATCGATCGTTGATCACGTCGAACGGATTGTCCACGAACACGCGAGTGAGCTTGATGTCCTCGCGCAGGCTGCAGTACTCCTTGATCTGGGTGGCGCCGACCGGTTCGCACACGAGGACGATATGCTCGCCTTTCACGTACAAGCGCTCCAGCTCGTCGACCGTCACGCCGTACCAGTAGTCGCCGAACTTCACGCATTCGACGAAACCGGCGCTGCTCTTGATCTTGTGGAACTCGCCATCGCTGACAAAATAGTAGTCTTCACCATTCTTCTCGGCGCCACGTGGCGGGCGCGTGGTGGTGGAAATAACGCGTTGGGCGCCGCGATCGGCAAGCATGCGCTCCAGAGTCGACTTGCCCGCGCAAGACGGGCCGGTAAGCGTGGTCAGGTATTTCATTCAACCTTCTCCTTCGCCGCGAGCTTGCGGCTAATGGCGGTAGCAAAAGGCACCAGCGTCAGGAGCGGCACTTCGCGCCCCTGATTGTCGATCACCTGGATCAACGTGTGTCGGCCGTTGGTGATAGTGCGCTCGGTCCAGGGCATCGTCGCGCGCAGCGCCTGCATCTGCTGATCAGTCACAGTGGCCTCCTCCGGTATCTTCCGCCGGCGCGTGCTCGACGCCTCGCTCATCGTCGGCCGGCATGCCAGCGCCGGTCTCGGGGTTGCTGCCACCGTAGTGGGTGATCATGTCGTCGTCGATCCACAGCCAGCCCTGCACGTACGCGCCGCCGTCGGTGCTGTACGAGACCTTGGCGTTGTCGTCGATCTCAATCCTGCCTTCTTCGCCATGACACTCGCGCGCGGCAAGGATGGCGCCGACGTCGTCCGGATCCTCGACGAGATCCAGGTCACCGGTGTGCGCGGTCGCCACGTCGTCGAACTCGCCCGCGTTGAAGCCGTTGCCGATCGCCGTCTTCACGTAGTTACGCACGCGCAGCGCCGCTTCTTCGCTGGCGGCATCGACCGTGATGGGGAAGGTGAATTTCATTTCAGTCGTCCTTGTTGTTTGAGCCAGTTGATCATCTCCTGCATAGCGCCGAGCATGGTGCTCGCCTCGCTCCATTCATCGTCGGGATCGCCCAGTCCGTACTGGCGCACGATCTCGCGCGCCTTCAGCTCGGGCGTCAGCGGGATGTCGCCGAGATCCACTTGGCGGCCGTCTTTCACGCCGTACAGCTGACAGGTTTCGATCTCGACCAGCGGGCCGACTGCCACCTTGATTTTGTCAGCCGCAGTCTGCGCGTTGATGATGTCGCCCCACTTCACCAGCGGTTCGTGCGTCTGCTGCGCCGACTCGGCGTCGGCGTTCTTCAGCCGCACTTCGATGCGGTATTCGCTCATGCTGCCTCCTTCCAGTCATCGGCGATCTTCTTGCCCTGCTTGGCGGCTTCCTCGATCGCGAACGCGCGCTCCAGGCAGTCGGCCTCGGTCTTCTCAGCGCGCGGCGTGCTCTCGGTGAAGCGGGGCAGAAACAGGCTAAACAGTTTATTCGATTCGCTCGGCCGCATGATCATGTTCGCCGTGACGGGCATGATCTTGCCGATCCAGTTGTCCGGGTTCGCGTCCACGACATCGCGCATCGCTTCGCCCTTGATTGCCACGTCGACAACGAGCTGACCGTCATCGGTCTTGCACGTCAGGCTGCCAGCGCGGCCGGCATTCTTCGTGTTCTCGTTGCCAGGCACGATCGCTACCACTTCCAGGTCCAGCTCGAACTCCAGTTTCAGCTTCACCTGTTCCTTGCTGGTGCCATCCTTCCAGATTGCGTCGCGCCGCTTGATGATCGTGCCTTCCTTGCCCTTGGCGAGCAGTTCGCCGTAGTGCTTGTAGGCGTCAGCCAGCGACTTGACGATGCGCGTCGGCACCAGTTGCACGGTGCCGCTCTGGTTGCGCTGGAGCTGCTGGATCAGGCCGGTCAGGCGCTGCACGTACGGCACGTCGTACTTGCCCTTGGTTTTGACCGCGGACAGCGGAATCTGGTCCCACACCAGGAAGATCGGGCGCTCGTTCGGCCCGAAGTCGCTGCCCTTGAGCACGCTGTTCAGGATGCCGTTGCCGATCTCGCGCGGCAGCACTTCACCGTCGCGCAGCACCAGGCACTCTCCGTGGTTCTGTGTGTCAGGATTGAGCGTCGTGCGCACTGCTGTCGCCAGCGATTCGAACTTCTCCATCGGGAACATCGAACCCTGCCGGCTGTAAATGAACACGTTGCCGGCCGCCTCGTGGTTCACGTTCATGAACATGCCGTCAGCCTTCTCCTGGCTGATCTGGCCGTCGCCCCAATTCCAGCCGTCCATCTTGGCGTCCTTCGGCAGGCAGCAGCGCATGTAGGGGAAGTCGGGCACCAGGCCAGGCCACACCTTACCCACAGTGCCTTCGTCGAAACCCGCGCGCATGTCCTTCAGCAGGATGCGCTTGAACAACTCGGCACTCTTGTGGGACAGACGTACCAGTTCGCTCGCCACTTGCTCGAGCATGGCATTGCCAGTCAGTTTGCGCGTCGCCATGTCGTCGATGATTGCCCACGTCTTATCGTCGATGGGGTTCATACCTTGGATTTCGATCGAGGGGCGCTCGGGCACCTTGCGGATACCGTAGCTAATGAGCGGGTTGTAGGCTGCAGCGAGCACGCGCTTGAGCGTGTAGTCGCCGGCGTGGGCCTTGAGCAGGGCGATCTTGTCGTTCTTGCCGGGGGTAGCGGCAACTTGTTCGATCAAATCGAAAATTTCGTTGGAGTTCATGGTTCCTCGTTATGCGTTGGTGGTTTGTGCCGCGAGGCGGCGGGCGTATTGCAAAGGGGTTTCGCCAGGCTGCATCGGCGGCCGGCTGGGCTTGACCATCGGCGGCACCGTGACCGGCGGGCTGCTCTTAACCGCTTCGGCAACGAGCGCCTTCATGGCATCGCTGCCGCCGGTGATCGGCTTCTCGGTCGCTGCATCCGCCACCGCTGCAGTCAGCGCATCAGCGAAGCCACTGCTTGTCGCCGCGGTCAGATGGTCGTCGAGCGATTTAGCCGCCGGTGCGGGCTTCGTGGTCACGCCAGCACTGCGCCCCAATGGCTTCGGGTCTTTCGGGATCAGCGCCGGATCGGTGAGGTTTGTGATGCGTACACCAAAGTCACCAGTGACTTTAAATGGCAGGTACAAAGGCTGCGGCGACTTGCGCGGGAAGTAGTACAGCGCCACACCCTGCAGCTTCTCCTGTTCGCGCATTTCCAGCGCTATGCAGCGGCGGCCGGCGATGGCCTGGTGGCACTCGCGGTAGATTTCACGCTCCACGCCGCGCTCGTACTCGGCGATCTTAAACAGACAACTGGCGTACGATGGGCCGCGCTGCACGGCGTCGCAGCCGCGCAGGTAGTAGGCGTTCTCCGGGCCGGCGGACACGGCCGGCGGGTAAGACTGGTCGTGCTTGATCGGTTCGTTTTTCATGTGCGCTCCTTGATTTACCAGCTGCCAAAGTCCTCGCCCTTGGCGACGACTTGTGTGGTGTACTGCTCCAATTCTTCGATCTCTTGCTTCTGTCGGGCTTCGTAGGCGATCGCGTTGCGCACGTTCCACAGCATGTTCTGGCGCACCGCGTCCTGCATGTCGGGTGTCAGGCGACCGATAAGGGCGTCTGCCTCACCGCGCGCGTAGTATGATCGGAAGGCGTTCTCGGATATAACAGCCATTACCAGCTCCCCCACGTCTCGCCGCGCTCGATGGGTGTCTCTGGTTCCTTCGGCGCCGGCGGCTCCTCGTTGACGACCGGTGCGCTGCCGTTCAGCCCGAAGTAGTCCTTGACGTAGTCTTCGGTGTCGCGGCCGTAATGCCCCTTGACCAGACCCGCCAGCATCGCGGCGTCGACCTCCTTGCCCGCCCATGTGTGCAGCGCGCCGCTCTTGGTGGCGTTGTCGTAGCCCTTCTTGCGCTTCTCGGCCAGGATCTTGTTGTTCTCGCCGGCGACGACGCTGTGGGTGCCGCGCTCGTACTTGGTCTGCCCGCCGCCGTTCTTCAGTGCGATGGCGCCCCACCGTTTGATCAACAGACCAGGCCCGTTATCTTCCTGGATCATCACGGTCTCGTAGAACTTGGTCCCGCCGCTGTGCTCCAGATAGTTCGTGTCAATCTTGTATGTCATGTGTTCCCTCGCGCACGTTGCGCTGTCGATAGATGAATCATACCGATGAATGTCAGGAAATATAATTCATTTATGACTTATCCAAACAACTTTCCTAAGCATATTCCCGCTCTGCGATCAGCAAGAGCTTGGTGGCGCTCGAGTTGTTGATCGACGTGGCCTTCCAGAAGGCGTTGCGCACCTCCTCCGGACTTGCCTCGTTCGGGTCTTTCCCCTTCGGCAGCAGCGCCACGCGGGCCGTCAGGCCCACGCTTTGCACCATCTGCGCCGCCTTCACCGCGTCGCGGATCGCCTGGCGCTCGCCATCCCACATGAACGTGACCGCCTGCAGGCCCTTCTCCTTCAACTGCACTAGCTTGGCCAGCTGGCTGTCGTCGTCGCCGTGCGACAGGTGCTTGCCGAAGGAACCGATCGACACGATGTCGCGCAGCGTGACCTCGGCGTCGAAGGCGACCTTGATGCCGGCGACGTCGAAGATACCCTCGCCAAGCACCACATGCTCGACGCCGATGGCGTTGTAGCCGTTGTACAGGTGGCTGCCGGTCGACGCGAAGCCTGGTGGAAACAGGTACTTCTTGTCCGCCTCGCCGGTGATGTCGCGCCCTTGAAACGACACCAGCTCGCCCTCCAGGTCGTAGACCGGGATGATGATGCGGCCGGCGTAGTCCTGAGTCATCGGCTTGCCTTCCTCGCTGATGTAGTCGAAGTGTCCGCGATGCGAGTAGCGCAGTTCGAAGTACGCTGCGATGTCACCATTGATGCCGCGGTTGTCCAGGTATCTCAGGTTACGCCCGTTGTGCGGTAACGCGATGGACTCGGGCAGCGTGAGCGCGCCGCGGTTGTTCACGGCGATCGCGCGCTTACGCGGCGGGCGCCATCCCTGTTCGCGGGCGTACTGCTTGATATGCTCGATGACGTCGCGCGCCGGCAGTCCAAGATATGCGCTGATGAATTTCCAGCGATTGAACTTCGTCTCGCAGTCGCCGTGAAAGCAGTTCCCGAGGCCCGTCTCGGCCGACAGGTACACTTTGTAGTTCGAGTTGCCGCAGCAGGGACACTCCTTCACGTTCAGTTGCGGGCCGCGCGCACCGCGGGTATGCCGGTAGCGAATGCCCTCGCGATCGAGCCACCACTCGATGTCGATAGCGTCGATCGCTTCCTGCAATTCTTCGTCGCGGCGATAGCTGGCGTGATGGCTCATTACTCCACCCTGATGATGCTGGAGATGAACTTCATCTTCTCCAACTCCTGCTTGATGAAGATGGTGAAGCCGCCGGCTTGGTTACGCGACGCCGCGAAATACAGGCGCGCTTCGCCGTTGGCCCGCTCCTCGTCGGTGATGTTGATCGAGATCATGATGTCGACCGTCCGTACCTTGTTGATGTCGTCCGCGACGTGCGTGGCGGTTGCCACCGTCGACTTCATGCCCTCGCGGTTGGTCTGCGTGGCTGACAGCATCGCAACGTTTTCTTCCTGTGCGATGGCACGCAAGGCCAGGTAGATCGACTTGGAGTTCTCGATCGCGTCCTGGGTCCGGATGTCCGGCGCCATGATGTCCGCGTAATCGACGACAATCAGGTCGAACTGGACTGGCTCGCGCACGGTGCCGTCCGGGTTCAGGCGCGGCGACTTGTATCCTTCGATCAGGGCGCGCAGCATCGTCGGCGTCAGGGTGCCGGACGGGTACTCGGCGAACTTGATCTTGCCAGCGCGCGGCATGGTCGCCTTCAGCTTGCCCTCGACCTCCTTCATCTTGGCCATGAGGTTCTTGACCTCGGTGTCCGTCATCGTGGCGTCGAGACGCTCGGCGATGATGCGGCTGGCCACCTCGCAGGTGACGTAGAGAATGTTGAAGCCGGCCAGGGACGCAGCTTTCGCGCAGTTGATCAGAAAGGTGGTCTTACCCGCCTTCGCGCCCCCCAGGATCACGGACAGCTCCTTGCGCCCCCATCCCTTGTGATACAGCAGTTCATCGATCAGCTTGTGGCCCGTCGTGATCCCGGTCGGCGGCAGCTTGCCGGCCAGGCGGTCCGCGCGCTCGTTGGTGCGCTCGGCGATGCGTTCGAAGTAGTCGTACTCCTCGCCGGCCGTGTTGATGCCAACCTCGCACGCCGCCTTGACGTTCTTCGCGATCTTGTCGAACTGCTTCTTGTCCAGCAGCTCAACCGACTGCAGGATCGTGGCGCTGATCGCCTGGTGGCGGGCGAACTCCGCGACGCGCTCGGCGATGTACTGGCTGTCGGACAGGTCCGCGGTGGGCTGGAAGCACGCCTTGAACGCATCCATCGCCGCCGGCTTGATGTCGCTCCTGATCACCTTGGCCTTGATGTCGTCGGCGAAGAATTCGCGCGCCGCCAGCGGCGTCGGCGTGGTCCCGTATTGACGGTAGTAACGCAAGGCGATGTTGACCATCGCGGCCTCGCCGGCATTCTCAAAGTAGTCCGGCTTCAGCAGGTGGCCAACCTTTCGCAGGAAGTCCAGGTTGCGCATCGCGTGGACCGCGACCTTGGTCTGGAACTCCGCGTCGAATTCAAACTTCTCGTCGCCGAACAGGACTTCGGGCGACGACGATGATGCGGGCGTGGCGTAACCGGTGCCGCTCATCACAGCACCGATCATGTCGACAACCGCGTCTTCCGCAACGGTTGCTGCGTCGGTCATTACTCGTTTCCTTCGGTGGTGGTCGAGGCCTGGCGCGGGGTCAGGGCCGAGAACTCGCTCATGTCATGCTTGAAAATCACGCGGTCGCGGCCTTCGACCAGACTGAATTCCTCGCCGTCTTCGACGTGGCCCTGTTCGGTGACGTGCAGCGTGATCGTGTACTTGTCCGTGTGCTTCAGGACACCGCGGTACAGGATGCCGTCCTTCTTCTCGACCTCGATGCGTGCGCCGTTTATCTCCAGCGCCTTCAGGAAGGCTTCGTGCCCCTTGAGCACGTTCTTCTTCTTTTCGACATGGCCGGTGCCGGTACGGGAGCCGGCGCGGGGATGGGCAAGGTGCAGGGTGGTGCGGCGGGCGACCGGTTCGTGCTCCTGGTCGGCCAGGCGGCGCGCTTCCGCGATCTGCTCCTGGCGGATTGCGTCGGTGGTGCTTTGTGCAAAAGTCATGGTCGTTCTCCTGGTTGAATAGACGCGCCGCTGAAAAGGTGCGGCGCTGACTCACATATTATAGTTCAGTGATGACTTATCTATGGCGCTCGAATTCAATCGCCTCTTGAACCGCCGTCGCTGGCAGTCGGGCGATCGCCGTTTCGATACGCAGCGCGTCGTACACATAAAGCGCAGCATGAAGGGCGAACTGCGGAAGCGGTTTCTTCATGACCTGTTCCACGATGTATTCCTCGTACGCAGCCTGGTCGGGCGCGCCGCACCAGTTGGATGCCGCGAAGTACGGGTCGGTGGCCCACTGGATCTTCGCGCGCCGCTCCTCCTCCCACTGGTTGAGGATCCACACGATCATCTCGTCGTTGGTGGCCACATGGGACGGCCGCGGTGGCTGGCGCCAACCGTTTGCCATGCACCATTCCATCGCCTTGCGACAGAAGAAGTCGTAGCGCACGCCGACATCGTCGATCTTCTGGCGCAGCTTCCAAAAGGACTTGACCTCGCGTGCGGCCATCACATCCTTGCCTTTGAACGCCGCCATGAAGCGCTTCTTGTGGTCGAGTGCCTCGCCCATGAAGCGCCCGTACGCAATATTGAAATGGTGCGCGAGCAGGTAGGTGGCCATCGTCGGGTGCAGGCGCCGGTAGTCGAACCACTTGCGCGCGTACAGCTCCGCCTCCGCGGTCAGGCTCTTGCGGTCGATTCTGGCGATCGCGAGCGCTTCGCAGGTGAAGAGGTCCAGGCTTGAGCCGAAGAAGGCGCCGTGCGTGGCTTCGATCGAGTTGGGGATGTCCGCAGTTTCCATAAAATCGTAAAATCTTAAAAACTTAAATACTTGTCTTTCCCGAATAATAGAAAAGACTTATAGAACGGGCATGGCGGCCCCAAGTCCCAGCCCCAAGTCCACCCACAGGGACAAGGGGCCGGTGCCGGTGTTCAGCGCTGCAGGACCGGGTTCATGCGATCCGGCGCCGGCGCCTCGAAAGCCTCGACGACTTCCTGCACGAAGCCCGAGCGCACGATGTCGGTCTTCTGGAACACGACCACCTTCACGCTCGGAATGTGCATCACGCGGTTGGCCGCATCCAGCAGGCCCGAGTCACGGATGTCGGCCTGAGTCTCGTCGCCATCGATGACCACGGTGGCGCCCTCGCCGATGCGGGTCAGGAACAGCTTCAGCTGCTCGGTGGTGGCGTTCTGGGCCTCGTCCAGGATCACGAAGGCGTTCTTGAAGGTCTTGCCGCGCATGTAGGCGAACGGCTCGCACTTGATCCGACCTTCCTTGATCAGGTACTGGACGAACGAGGCACCCAGGCGCTCCTCCAGGACATCCCTGAACGGATCGAAATACGGGTCGAATTTTTCTTCCTTCTCGCCAGGTAGGAAGCCAAGGTTTTCGCCACCGGCTTCGACCGCCGGCCGCGTCAGAATGATCTTTTCGACCTGCTTGCCCATCAGCGCTTCCGCCGCCATGCACCCGGCGACATAGGTCTTACCTGTGCCAGCCGGCCCAAGCCCGAACGTGACGCCACCCTGGCGCATGGCGCTGGCGTACTTGCGCTGCTTCTCGGTGCGGGGTTCGAATGGAGTGGCCCGTTGCGGGCGCGGCGGAGGCAGAACCTCAAGGAACGTCTGGTCTTGGGAGGCTCCGCAGCGCTTGGCCTGGCGCTGTTCGCTGCGGGTGGACTTGTTGCGAGCCATGTTTCCCCTTCCTTACTGAGGGTTATCCGAGCCACGATAATAACTCATCGATGACTAATCTACCAACAAAAAAGAGAAGGTTCTTCTATGCTGCGCGCAACAGCTTGACAATCGCGGGATCGACCTCGCCCGGCTCGCGGTAGTACATCTTCCCGCCCGCCACCGAGAAATCCGAAACCGTGACGTAGTCGTGCTGGGTGGCGCCCGTCTGGGTGTCGATATGCACGATGTCAAAGCCCATGTGCCACTTCTCGCCCTCGCAGTACGACGCGCTGCGCTTGTGACCGCATCCGAGCTGGTGCCACTCGAAGGCGCCGAACTGCGGGTTGAAGTCGGACCAGACGATGTGGCGGTGGTGGTGCCCGTTCACGCCAGGCATCTTCCAGTTGCGTGCATGCGGGAAGTGGTGAACAACGAAGGCGTTGAAGTAGATTTTGTAGTTCTGGGCCAGTTCGCGCTCGAAGTCGCGCTTGGTGAAGGCGGCCAGGTCAGCCTTGGCGATGTAGTTAACCTCGAACTTGTCCAGACCCAGGAGCATCGGGACCGTCCAGCCGTGCAGGTCGGCCAGGACCGCGCGCAGGGCCGGCGACTGGTCCGCCAGGTGGCGCAGCATTCGCGCCTCGTGGTTGCCCTCGACGTAGTCCAGTTGAGCATTCGGCGCGGCCGCGCGCGTCGGTCCGAGGATCTTCTCGTGGGCGAACTTGATGCGGCCGACCACGTCCCACTCGCGCGGGTCCACGCCGTACTTACCGAACTCAGGCAGGTCCAGGATGTCACCGCCCAGGCACACGATGTCCGGCTGCACGCGGGCGATGGTGTCGAGCCACACGCGCAGGAAGAACGGGTCGATCTCCTCGTCGTGGAGGTCGCTGCCGACCACGATGGTCTTGAAGCGGCTGTCCGTCGGCCGGTCGTACTTGCTGCCATAGTCGGCCCGGTCGATGTTCATCTGTCTGTAGTGGTCGACCGAGGCATGCTTGGCGATGTTGCGTTCAAGGGCATGTTGCTGGCGGGACAGCTTCAGACCCGCCTGGCGGCTAAACTCGTTGAACGTACCGAAATATCTAGTCCATGTACTTTCCGAAATGGCACTGTGCACGCGGAAGTAGTTGCGCGTGACGACCATATCCGGATCCTTGGCGGCGACTCGGCGTAATTCGGCGATACAATCCTCGGCCGTCCAGTCCTCCATAAACCTTGCCGCGTCTTCCGACATCGGCGCATCGACCGTTGTCGCGCGCTGGATCAGCTGCGGTGCCGCCGGGTTGTTCTTGTTCAGGTTGCGAAGAAACCCGGCTTTATTTCGCGCGGTCTTGGGGCTGATGCCGCAGGCGTCGGCTACGTCAGCCAGGGTCTGGTAACGCTCCACGTCGTTCCAGATGGAGATGAATCGGGTCAGGTCTACGTCTTTGGCCATGTTCTTTTTTGCGGTTCGTTGTTGATCACTTCGCCTGGTCTCGCAAATGCGCCATGACGGCGTCGACGAGTTCGTCGTGACGCTTTGCCAGGCGTTTGTAGGCTTTGACGAGATTGAAGTTGTCGTCCACCAGTTCCGGCAGACCGATTGTGGATTTGGCGTCGTCGGGCTGAGCCGTGTCGTCGGCCAGCTTTGGCAGTGGCTCGGACTTAGCGAGCGCTGCCTGTGGCGGACTCCACAGCGGTGTCGTCCTCGCGGGCACGGTTGAGCAGCCGGACAGTGCCAAAGTCAAGACGATCGCCAGCGCAATCATCAGCGCCGTCACGAACTTCCACCAGCGCGGATTGGGCGGCAGTGGCGTCGTTGTCCGTCCTGTCTGCATTGCCAGCGTGACCGCCAGCAGCAATGCGTTGTTCATCATGAGCTTTCCCTTTCTGCAGGCGCTCTACGGCCGCCTTCCTGAGCTGGTCGATCTGGTTGTCGGACTGCTGGATGGAAGCCTCGACCCGCTGGCTTTCTTCCGCCGATTGAACGATGTTGGTGCCGGCCTGCTTGACGGCGGCTGTGACCTGCTTGACGACCTTGGCCTGGGCGAACTGGCCCTTGGTGTAGTAGCCGGCACCGAAACCGACAGCCAGCGTCAGAGCGACAGCGGCGATCAGGGCCTCAATGCGCATCATTACTTGGCCTCCAGCGGGTGCTTGGTCAGGAAGCGCAGCGTGACGTTGACAACCGTGACCACGGCAAACGCGGTCTGGTAGTGGTCGGCGCCGAGCACCGGTTGCAGTTGCGGCAGCACGCCCAGGATCTCGTTCGAATAGGTCAGCGCGATGCCGGCACCGACGTTGAACCAGATGGTCTTGGAGCGCCAGGCGCCCTTGAGCTTGTCAAAAAAATTCTTCACACGTACTCCTTATAGCGTTGATCTGCCGGCGATTCTAACAATAAATGGCGACTCAACTAAGTCACTTATTACTTATTAATAGGATGACAAGCGTTTCGCCTGCAGCGAGACAACGCAGCTGGCCACCCACCAGCAAAATGGGCGTCCCTCGGCGGCCACGCGCTCGCGAACGGCGCCCTGGTACACGACGAGCGGCTTTGTGTTTGTGCCGACGAGCGCATCCACAATCTGCGTGATCGCTCCGGACTGCATGTGCGCGCGAAAGCCGGTCAGGTCGTAGGGCTTCTTTAGCCTAGCCACGACGGAACGTGGCGCCCTGCCTGATCATCAGGTCGATGGATACGATGCTCATGGTCAGGTTGCATGGTGGATTACTTCATGGTCGGAGAACACATAGCCCTCCTTCCCGTACTTCTGCGCGATCCACAGCGGGTACGGCATGTCGTGGATGCCCTGATTCATGCCGGTGTGGTGGTCCTTGCACAGCAAGATGCCGTTCACAGTCTGATCGTCCACAAAGGTCATAGGGTCGTTCGGATCGAACTTGTCCCAGTCGAAGGCTTGCGCGTGCGGACCGGACTTGCCGGCCTTGGCGTCTTTCATGAACAGTGTCCAGTCGATCATGTTCGCCATCGATCGCTCGATGGGGTGATGGTGCGATTCGAGCGGGTGCCCCGACTGCTCCGGAGTGCGGTTGCAGACGTAGCAGCGCTCGCCATCGCGCTCGATCAGGAGCTTCTTGGTGCGCTTGAACAGGCTGGTTGCAACGCGCGCGTCGTGACCGGGCACGTTGACTTCCACGACCAGCGTCTCCTTCACCTCATGGGTCTCGGTCACGCTCATTTCTTCAGTGCTCCACGAATGCTATGCAGCTTGGCCAGGCGGTTGACGAAACCGACCGCGTCGCCGACGGGTGCCGTCTTGCGGCCGATGTTGACCACGTCGCACACGCCGTCGAAGTCGTCGTGGTCGGCGAAGTCGTTGCAGCCGCGGGTCTTCCAGAACCAGGCGGCCGACATGCACGCCCCTTCCGGGCTGCGCAGCCAGGCGGCCATGTCTTCGAGCCGTTTGCCGAAGAACTTGGCGCAGGCCGAGTGGTTCACGCGGAACGTCAACTGGATCGCGCCGGCGCCGCGGAAGCGCCAGCCGTCACCCGATGCCTCGTCGCCATTGCCGCCGCGCAGGGCGTACACGTAGTTGGCGATCTTCTCCGGCTTGCGTTCATAAATCACCGATGACTGATACAAACGGAAACGCGAAGGCCATACCCGCTGCAGTGCAACGGCGCTGTAGTTGAGGTTTTCTTCCAGGACGTTCAGGTCGAAGGATTCGTGCGCAATCGTGGCCAGGAACATGCACAGCCGGTCGAACGTGTTCGCCTCGGCAGCGGCGATCGCGGCGTTGAGCGGCGCCAGGAACTGCTGCGCCCGGTCGTCCGCGCACGCCGGCATGGCTGCCTTCAGCTGGTCGAGTGTGAGCGTCATGATCAGTGTGCGAACTGCTTGACCAGTTCGCTGCCGATGTAAAGGACGCCGCTGCCGAACGCAGCCCACATGAGCTTCATGGCCGTGGCCATGCCCTTGGCGTTCGATTCGAACTTGACCTGCTCCAGCTCAATGTCGGAGACTTTGTCCTCGAGCTTGTCCTGGCGCTGGGCGATCTTCTCGATAGCCTGACTGGTAACGACGTTACGCTCCTCCAGGACCGACAATTTGGTAAGGGCCTTGGCGACTTCCGTCAAGGCGCCGCGAATGTCCCGCATTTCTTCCGCGAGGGAATCCATGCGCTGTTCGAACACAGACTGGTTAGGCATCTCAAATCCTTGGTGGTTGGTTTCCATGTTCATCCTTTGTCATTCGCTCGCCAAAGAGATCCAGGCGGATTCTAACAGGAAAAGCGTATTTTTGTAAGTCATCAATGACTTCTCTAAGCTACAATAGAAAGCTGCGCAACGGCCTGTGCCTGTTCCGCCATACGCTTGACGACGCAATACAAGGCGTTTGGCTCCAAGCGCCAGGAGCCTTCGATCCCAATGGCGCCTCCGCAGGCTTCGGAGCAGAACTTCTTGCAGCGTGCATCGGGTACGGCGCCGATCACGAAATGGAGGTTGCCAAGCAAATCGTATGCCTCACCTTCATGCTCCTTGAAATACTGACGGGCCGCCGCCTCCCATTCTGCCGGCAAATCGATGAAGTCCCATACATCGGACGTGTAGCCGATCCGCTTGAACCGAACACCGCCGTCGACATATGAAGCCGACGCCGAAATCCCGTCCGAGAAAATCATCTCGACGTGACTGTAGATACCGCGGGTCCAGAAGCGAACGCCGCGGTTGTAGATGCCGGACAGGCCCGGATGGGTGCCCTTGTAGAACGCCATTTGAAACTTTGCCATGGTCATCCTCTTTTAAAAGTTATTTTCAAAACCCGCTACACGAGGCTTGCCGCAAAAGTAAACAGCTCGTCACCCTGCTCCGGGGTTAGTCCGAGGCCGGGCAACAGCTGTACAACCAAGGGGCGATGACGCTTGAACAACTGCGAGGTGTCGTACTCGATCTGAGCCAGCTGCCGACCGAGAGGGTCTTCGATTGCATCGATTAGCGGCTGCACCTTATCGAGCAGCCCGCGAATAGCGAGTGCTTGCAATGCCTGGCGCCGTGAGATTTCCTCCGGCACTTGGGCCGCCTCATGAGCGGCAATATCCTCTTCTCGCTGCACGTCTTCCTCCGGTGTGCTGTCTCGCGTCATCTGCTGTTGCAGTTCGCTGTCCCAATAAGTGATCTGAAAGGTCATATTGATTCCTTAATTGTTAACAACGCCGTACACGCGCACGACGCCGCTTGGGTAGGTATTGCCGACGCTCCAGTACAGGCGGAAGCCGGAGATCGTGCTACCGTTGTACACGCCGTTGGTCGCAACCGACTGGAAGGCTCCGCTTGAGTTGTAGAAGCCGCCGTGAAGGTGTACGGTCCTCATCCCGCCAGCGTTACGTGCGTTGGTGACCTCAATCGTCAGGTTGACGCACGCATTGCTGGTTTCGGCGGGCGAAGCGACCGCCCCTGCAAGCGACATGGAGGTCAGGTTGGTCGTGATCGTCGTGCTGCCGCTGCTTAATGTTGACGAGTACACGCCACTCGTATCCACCGTGCCGCCATTCGCCATGCGCAGGATCAGACTAGCGGCTTGAGCGGGTAGCACCCTCGTGATTTCGATGATGTATTTGTCGTACGCATCGCTACACACATTCAGAAAGTCCATATAGGTGACGTTTAACGGTTGCATCTGCGCCAAAAGCACAAGAGCGGGTGTCGCCACCGCAGGGATATCCGAGGTCATCGCGACCGTGCCCGATTTGTCCGGGAAGGTTACGATGCGGGTTGCCGACGCCAGCGTGCTGAAGAACGTGGAAGGACCGTTGTCCGAGTTGCGGATATTGGCATTGACCAGCGTGGCATCGCGGTACACTTCACTGTCAGTCCAAGCCAGAGTACGCCAGACCGACCACGCATTTCCCCAGTAGCGGCCGGTACGCACGAACAGGCGCCCGGTGCTGTAGTCGGAAGCGATCTGCGCCGTGGTGTCCTTATTCGGATGGCCCAGCACCAGCAGTTGCCCGTCCGATGTGCCGCCAGGTGCATTGATCGGCAACGAGGCCATGTAATAGAACCCGGGCGACAGTACCGTGTTCAGGTTGGTCGTGGCGCCGATGCCGGAGGCGTTGATCGTCGACAGGCCGAGGAAATCCTTGACCTTTTGCGCACTTACGCCGCGATAGTAGTTATCGCCCTGCTTGGTGATAATCGCTGTGACCGGTCCACCCGTGCCCACGCCACCAGCCCCATTGGGGTTGCTGTCGTCAGACATGTTGATGTAATTGCCCTGGATGTAGCCATTGGCGTCGCGCTGGACTACCGTATTTGCCGTAGCAACCACCGATTGCATCAGATTGCCCGAGTGCCAGAAGTAGCGCCACGGGTTCCAGACGCCACTGGTGTCGTTGTCCTTCGTACGGAAGCGAATGTCGTTGCCGTTCTTGTAGGCGGCCACGATCTGGCAGCCATAGTCGCCGTAGCTGCTCAGGCCGCCGAAATGAATGAATGGACCGGTGACGCCGGCACCTGCCGTGTCGTAGTCGAATCCGGTTTCCGGGTTAGCAATGTTGTTGATCGAGGTGCCGTCCGCCGTGTTGTAGCGGCTCGCGCGGCGCTTTATGACGTAGCGCATGTCGTAGGAGCCATCCGTGATCTGAATCCAGATACCCCACGTACTGCCGTTGTATTTCATACGCTGGTACGTCTCGCCGGCTTTGTTACCGGAGCCGTACGAAGTCGCGATCTGCTTGGTCCAGCCGCTGTCGTGCACTTCTTGCGTGATGTAGAACCATCCAGTATTGCCGTTCGGGGCGTTCAGCAGCTGCTGGCCGCGATAAAAGCCGGTCGTGCCAACCAGGGCGTTCAGGTCCGTGCCGGCGGCAATCTGGTACGACGCGCCATCGGCGCCGGACAGCGGCACCGGCAGGCTGATGTTGCCGCTGCCGTCGAACGCGACGCCCTGGATATTGCGCGCAATCGCCAGCTTGGCCGCAGTGTCGGCTTGACCCTTCAGGTAAAGGGCGCCGCGCTGGTTCGTCAAGTACGTGTCGGAGAGGTTGTGGTAAACGCGGAACTGCTCCGGCGAGCCTTGCGCCGTGGTGTTGAATGAGCTGAACACAATGCCGCTGTCACTGCCGTATCCACGGAACCAGCCACCACCCACCCAGCCTTGGTCATTGACCCAGAATGCGTTACCCGCCGCCGTGGCATTTCCGAAGTGGAAACCAATGGTGTCGTGTTGATTGTAGCCAGCCGTGTCCTGGAAGTAGCTGATGCCGTACTGATCGGCATTGCCAAAGCGCCAGATCGGGTTGCGCGCGTTGAGCACATAGGCAGGGGTGGTAAAGCCGTTCGTAGAGCCGGTCGTGCCCGTCACGGACAAACCGGTCGAATCGACTTGCGCCGTTATGGTGCCGTTCAGCATGAACTGAATCGGTAACTGCGTGCCGGTGCCGATGAATTTCGAGTTGATGAAGGTCGTGCCCCCGTTGGCGCCTACCGCCAGGTAGCTGGAGTTGCCCGGGTCGGACGTGTTGTGCGCGTTGATCTGCGACGTCGTGCCAGACCCGTTCGGCATGAGGCCGACCGAGGTAAAGCCATTCGTCGAGGTCGACTGGAACATCGTACGCGATGCGAGGACGCCATTGCTGAATTCACCCAGGATGCGGGACGCGCTGCCGTAGGTTACGCTCGTCAGTCCGGTTAGACTGGTGATGTCGGTGTTGGCGCCGGCCAGTGCAAGCTGCTTGCCACCGAATGACGGCACGATGTTCGACAGGGCCACGATTGTCGAGCTGGCAGCGCCCGGGTCGGCCTGACCAAAGGTCAGGCTGGCGTTGTTGGCCCAGGTAGCGGCTGGCGACACCGAAGCAGCGTAGAATGTATTGTCCTCGAAGACCCCCTGATTGATCCAGACGTCGTAGTTGCGCGCGCCGGCGCCGGCGGCGTCCGCCTTGATCTTGACGGCAATGGGTGCGCTCAATTGACCGCCATTCAGGCCGATGGTGTAAAAGTAACCGTCGCCCGCGAAGCCGTTGCCGTCGAAACTGGAGCCATTGGTCGTCTTGAAGACGATCACAGTTTCCTGACTCTGGGCGGCGCTCGAGTTGTAGCCGGTGTGCGACGTGATTTCCAGCTTGAGCATGTGCCCAGTCTGGCTTGGCACAGTGAACGTGCCCAGCTTGACCCAGCCTGCCGTGTTGCTGTTGTACGGAATCGGGTAGACGATTGGCAGGTTCGGCTTGTTCTTGATGAAGTCCTTGGCGCTGGTATTCGTCTGGCCCCAGTCGGACGAAATCTGGCCGGACAGTGCGGTCGCCGCGCTCGCCGCCGCCTGCTGGGCGTAGTAGTAGGCGCTGTAGCCCTTGCCGGTCACAACCTCGCCGCTCGCCTGTGTAGCCCAATTCTGGGCCAGGGTCGCCGAGTTCGACGAGTTCGTTGCCGAAGTCGCCGAATTGGTCGCGCTGGTGCCTGCGTTGGTCTCGCTGGTCTTGGCGTTCGTCTCACTCGTCTTCGCGTTCGATGCACTGGTGGCGGCATTGCTGGCGCTGGTGGCGGCATTGGTCTCGGACGTTTTGGCGTTGCTCGCGCTGGTGGCGGCATTGCTCGCGCTGGTCGACGCAGCCGACGCGGAGCTTGCCGCATTGGTCGCCGACAGGCTCGCGTTCGTGGTGTAGGTCTGGGCCGATGCGTCGTAGTTGGACCAGGCGCCGGCGGAATAGACGCGCAGCTTCTCGGTCGTGGTGTTGAAGTATTCCGCGCCGTCGGTCAGCGGGTTGCCGTTGCCGTCCTTGGTTGGATCCGATGCCAGGCGGCCGATGAAGGTCGAATTGAAGGCCGCAAGCGCCGCCTGCAGGGACGAAGCCGAGCTGGCCGCCGAGCTGGCCGAGCCAGCAGCGTTGGTCTCGGACGTTTTTGCATTGGTCTCGCTGGTCTTGGCGTTGCTGGCGCTGGTCGCTGCGGCCGTCGCTGAGTTGGCGGCGTTCGTCGCGCTGGTGGACGCGGCGCTCGCCGAGCCTGCAGCGTTGGCTTCGCTCGTGCCGGCCGCGGTTTTGGACGAGGCGGCAGCCGACGCGCTGGCGGCGGCGTTCGTCTCGCTCGCCTTCGCGTTGGTTTCCGAGGTCTTCGCGTTGGTGGCCGAAGTGGCGACTGCGCTGGCGGAACCGGCCGCGTTGTTCTCACTTGTCTTGGCATTGCCCGCGCTGGTGCTCGCCGCGGTCGCGCTGTTCGACGCTGCGTTTGCCGAGTTGGCAGCATTGGTGGCGGACGTGGAGGCGTTGCCTGCCTGCGTGGTCGCCGTGGTGGCCTGGGTGGTCGCGGTACTGGCCGACGTAGCAGCGTTGGTCTCGCTGGTCTTGGCGTTGGTCTCGGACGTTTTCGCATTCGTCGCCGAGGTGGCCGCCGCAGTTGCAGAGCCGGCCGCGTCGGTGGCGTATTTCTTGGCGCCGTAGCCCTGGCCAGCAACCACTTCGGCGCTGGTCTGGGTCGCCCACTTCTGGGCGGTCGTCATCGACGCGGAGGCATTGGTCTCGCTCGTCTTGGCGTTCGTTTCGCTCGTCTTGGCGTTGGCGGCCGAGGTCGCTGCCGCAGCCTGACTTGCCGCGGCATTGGTCTCGCTGGTTTTCACGTTGGTAGCCGAGGTAGCAGCCGCGGTGGCGCTTGCCGATGCGCTCGATTCCAGGGTGGAGACATGGCGCTCGCTGGCGTCGACCGAGTCCTTCATGGTCACGACATCGTTGTACATGTCCGAGTACATCTGGAAGCCGTTCGGATTGACCGCGCTGATCATGTCCTGCAGCTTGTACATCGCTTGGGTGAAGATCGCGGCGGTGCCCACGTCGCCCTGCGCGATGGTCGGAATGTTGTCCGGGTAGGTCAGATCGACGGCAAACACGCCCTTGGCGGCCGGATCGGTGGCGTCCTGGTAGGCGCCGGTCAGTGTGACGATGGTGTTGGTGCCGTCGAAGACCGAGTCGGACGCCACGACGTAGGGCACAAGAGCGCCCTCCACCATGAAAATGTTGTTCTTCCGAACACGACTGGACAGGTTGACGCCAGCAATCGTGACGTTCTGGCTGCCGTTGGTGACGGAACAGGTCTGTTTAATCTGCGGCATTACTCATTCACCCATGTCAATGATGGCGCAGTCTATCATAAGTCATTGATGACTTACAATAAGCACCGCTGACAGGGCGAATGATCAAACAGCAACCAACTGGGCCTGAATATCGCGGGTCTGGGTGACGACGTCGGAGATCTTAGTCAAGGCATCCAACGCTTTCTTGCCGCCGATGCGCAGGTTCTCGATCTTCGGGCCGATCACCATATTCCAGGGATCGCCCACCGCCTTGATGCCGTCGGCGGCGGTCCGGTAGCTGACGCCAGTGGCCCGCGCTTCAGCCTTCACCCACGGATACTGATCGATTGCCTCGTCCGGATAACCCGCCCGCATGAACGCCTGGGCGTCCGCGTACTTCGCCTGGTAGGTCGCATCCTGGCCGGGTGTGATGGTGAGGTAGCGCGAGCGCGCGTCTCCCGCGCTGGTATCGATCTGGTTGCGCGCCCACTCTCGCGCCTCGTCAATGCTCTTGAACGGGTGCAGGTCAAACCGCATGGATCTCTACCTCCTTGTCAGCAAACGGGAACAGACGCGCTACCACCAGATAAGTGCCGGCGTCCACGAACGTAAAGTGCAGCGC